GCCTTCACCAGCGGCTGGTGCAATCGTATCTGTTACTGGTGTTGGTGCAACGTCCTCACTAGGCGATGAATCTCAAGAAACTAGCTATGAAGCCCCATCTGTAGAGCTAAATAGTGCTGTAGGTAATAGTACAGTTATCATAAGTGTAGACTTTACACCTACTGGAGTTTCTGGTACAAGTGCAACTGGTACTCTACAAGGAACCTTCTGGTCAAATGTAGACGACTCAAACAGCGATATAAGTTGGACCGAAGTTCATGAAGCTGCATAAAAGTTTTGACAAACTTTAACTTAATAACTAAAACTTAAATAGGAGATTAATAATGGCGTCAACGTATTCGACAAGTTTGAGAATAGAGCTTCAAGGAACTGGAGAGAACTCTGGAACTTGGGGTACGATTACAAACAACAATTTTTCGCAATCATTAGAATTTTCCATCGCTGGTGTAGTAGATGTTGCGTGTGGCGATAATGCTGTAACAACTTTAACCAACGCTGATGGACCACAATCACAAGCAAACAACCAAGCAAGAAACGCTCATATTAGACTTACTGGAGCTCACGGTGCTGTAAGAATCGCACAGTTTCCTGCTACACAAAAAATTTATTTAATTACTAACGCAACTACTGATTCAGGATCATCTGGTCCTTACGCTATGACAGTCAGACTAGGGGCTTCTGGAAATACTTTATCTATTGCAAATGGTGCAACTAGATTAGTAGCTACAGATGGTACAAACTGGTATGATGTTTTTGCAGCAGGAGGTCAGTTTGGTGGATCTTTTTTAGCCGATGGAACTGTTGATATTAATGGTAAAGATTTAGTATTAGACGCAGATGGTGATACAAAAATAGCTAATAGCGTTGATGATAGAATAGAGTTTTCTATAGCTGGTACAGGCGTAGGAAATTTTACAAACGATTCAAGTAATTTTGTAATTACTTCAGGTGTTCAAGACGCAGATATTATATTTAAAGGAGATGATGGCGGATCAGCTATAACTGCTTTGACTTTAGATATGTCAGATGCAGGAAAAGCTACATTCAACGGTGTAGTAGATGCTGATGCTGGTATCACAGTAGATAACATAACAATTGATGGAACAGAGATAGATTTATCATCAGGCGATTTAACATTGGATGTCGAAGGCGATATTATTTTAGATGCCAACGGTGGTGATGTTATATTCCAAGATGATGGTACAGTTATTGGTCACATCACTAATAGTTCAAGTGATTTAGTTATAGAATCAAAAGTATCAGATAAGGATATTATATTTAAAGGTAATGACGGTGGTTCTGGTATTACAGCCTTAACACTTGATATGTCAGGTGCTGGTGCAGCAACATTTAATAATGATGTAACAGCTTTCTCTGATGAAAGATTAAAGACTGATATTCAGACTATCGAAAATGCTTTAGAAAAAGTTTCTCAAATGAGAGGTGTAACTTTCAAGAGAGATGGTGTTGGTGGCACGGGTGTCATCGCACAAGAAGTTCAACCACATCTTCCTGAAGTAATCCACGATAAACAAGAATATTTATCTGTAGCTTATGGAAACATGGTAGGTATTTTGATAGAAGCAATTAAGGATTTAAAAAAACAGGTTGATGAACTAAAGGGTAATTAAAATGACTCTACCTTCAGGTACTATATCACTTTCTCAAGTAAACACAGAGCTAGAAATTTCACCTTCTAGCACAACTATTAATATGGGTGCTACAGCGGTAAGAGCGCTTGCAGAAGTTCCTTCTGGTGCAATTGCAATGGCTGACTTACAAGGTAAACAAAACGCAGCATTCGTTGCAGCTCAAGGCGGCTCAATCGCTACTCAAGGTAATTTTAAAGTTCACACATTCACATCTTCAGGAACATTCACTGTAACTGATGCTGGTGATGCAAACGGATCAAACTCAGTCGAATACTTAGTAGTAGGCGGCGGTGGATCTGGAGGCTCATTTGGTGCTGGCGGTGGCGGAGCTGGAGGTTTTAGACAAAACTTTCCTTCCCCTGCAACAGGTGGTACTAGTGTTTCAACACAAGGTTATCCTATTAGCATAGGTGGCGGAGCTGCTGGAACACAAGGAGGTGGATACAAAGCTGGTAATTCAGGTAGTTCATCTTCAGGTGTAGGTATATCATCAGCTGGTGGTGGCCGTGGAGGACAGATTTATGGATCACCTGGAAATTCAGCAGGAGGTTCTGGTGGATCAGGTGGAGGTGGTTCAAGTGGTCAAGGTAATTCTACAAGACCAGGCGGTTCAGGCAATTCACCCCCTGTAAGCCCTCCCCAAGGTAATCCTGGTGGTCAAGGTAAAGGACAGCCAAATCATTTATCTGGCGGTGGTGGCGGTGGTGCCTCTCAAAGCGGTTCTAACGCTCCTGGTAGTTTTGGTACACCTGGTGCTCCGGGCGGTAATGGAACATCCACGTCAATCCCTGGTACTTCAACAACATTTGCTGGTGGAGGCGCAGGTGCTTACTTCACTAATACTGGTCAAGGCGGTGGATCTAGTGGTGGATCTGGCGGAGGCGGTGGTCCTGGTGGATCAGGCACTGCAAATACAGGCGGTGGATCTGGCGGTGGAGGCGGTAGTTACAATAGTAACTCTGGTTCTGGTGGATCTGGAATCGTAGTTTTAAGATATAGGTTTCAAGCAGATTAATATGGCACATTTTGCAAAATTAAATGATAGTAATGTAGTAATACAAACAGAAGTAGTTGCTGATGCTGATACACAAGATGAAAACGGTAATGAAGTAGAATCTGTGGGTGTAGCTTTTTTAACTGAAGTTCATGGTTATACTAATTGGAAAAAATTTTCTAGAAACACTAGTGGTGGCATATATTATGCTGTTGACTCTGATGGTAATTTTACAGGGGAGGGTGATCAATCCAAAGCTTTTAGAAAAAATGGAGCAGCTGTAGGTTATACATATGATGCAGGTAGGGACGCTTTTATATCACCAAAACCTTTTGATTCATGGACACTTAATGAAACAACTTGTAATTGGGATCCTCCAGTGACGTATCCAACAGTTACATCTGTTGGTGAAAAACAATACACTATTTTGTGGGATGAAACTAATACAAGATGGATGGCTTATGACCTAAATGGTAGTGAATTAAATCAAGTATGGAATACAGGAACATCTTCGTGGGAAACCCTTTAGAGCACATACAACCAGTAAAATTATTTAATAAAACAGTTTTATCAGAAGAGTTTATATCTACTCATAAGATTTCTAAAAACTTATTAATAGATCCTAAAAAAATACTTCGTTACATAAAAAAACGTGTAAAAACAGGCACAAGATTTAGACCAGAAGTTTGGTATTCTGATAATAATTATTTTAAACTTGATGCCTTTCAACAGATTACATGGCTGTCTGATTATTTAAGAGATGCCTTTAAAACAGAGGATGAAGTAGGCACATTAATTATAAATCATATTTCCGCTGTTCATCTCGATCTTAATGAAAGTTTAGGATCTCATAATCATATTGACGAGTGGAATTATGAGGGATCGCCTGATGTCTCTATGCTTTATTGCGTTGACACAGGTAAGGAGCCTTGTGATTTAATTTTTGAATATGAGTATGGTAGGCACAAAAAAAGAAGATGGGCTGTTACTTTACACAAAGGTTCTTGTGTAATATTTCCTTCGTATTTAAATCATTTTATTACACAAAACATAAATAAAAAACCTTTTGTTGCACTATCATTAAGATATCAAAAACAATATAATTAAAAAAAATTAAAGTTAATATTAAATCTTACTTTTTCGTTTGATGTAGTGGTAGAACAATGTTCACTGCCTCCATCAAAGAGTAACATTCTATTCTCTACACTTTCTATTTTTGTCCCATCCTCCAGTCTAGTATAACCATCACAAGTGTTTAAAGAAAACAAAGCACCATTGTGCGGAAAATTGTAATCTACATGCACTGCGTGTTCTTTAACATCATTTGTCCAAGGGTAAAGATTACATTTAATTCTTATTAAAGAATTTATTCCGAGTTTTTCTGCAAAAAAAACAAAAGCAGGAAGCCAACGACTTCTTCTTGCTTCTTCATGTACACTAGTTCTAGTGTGCGGATGAAAATGATCTTGTTTAAAAACTAAATGAGCTAAATAAAAATCATACTCATGATCTTTATTATATTCGTCATCTTGTGCATAATTTAAAATTTTGTTGTAAGTCCATTCAAATTCATCTCCCATAATTATTGTTTGTAAATTTTCTAAATCTTTTTTTTCCAGAAAATTATCTATTATTTTATATTCTGTCATATTAAAGCCTCCTCACTGTGACCTGATTTTATAAATATTTTATTATCTGTTTCTGTTTCAGAAAATAAACAACCATCTAAAACACAATACATATTTGAATTGGTATCGTTGTGTAGTTCTGCTTCCTTTAAAATTTGTAGAGATCCTTCTTTTAAACCAAAAGCTTTTTTAATAATAAACAATATACTGCCTGGTGTTATCGTTATTTTTGTTTTTTTATTTATTTTTAAAAAAGTTTGTTTGTCATAAAATACTTCTACTCCTAGATGATTGGATTTTTTATAATTTCTAGATTTTAAAAAATTAAATTTTTCTAAAAGTTCATCCATCATATTATATCCATGTGTACACCAAAACTATTCTATGTCCTTTTTTAGGAAAATAATGGTAATGTGGGTTTTCTTCAAAGTAAACACCTTTATAAATTTCAGGTATTACCTCTTTTATTTTTTTCTTATTCTTATTACAAATTACTGTTTTTGAGTTTTTATCTAATACATCATTGCAATAAACTAATAATTGATTATGTTTTATCTCTGGATGATCAATATGTAGGGGGCATTTATCTTGGCCATTATTAAATGAAAAATTAACACATAATCTTAATATCTCATTAAATGGTAATGAATGTTTTATACAAAATGTTTTTAAAATATCTGTAAAATCATCTCTATGATAATTTGAATTCCAATATTTATCTTTTCTAACTTCGGGTCTATGAATTAAGTTATGTGTTAATAAAGGACTACTAGCACCTATTGTAGATTCTTCTTGTAAATAAAAAGGAAAATTATCACCACAAACTACATTGGAAATAAAATCTTTTTGATTTTGTGTAAGAAAATTTTTGTCTTCTACAATCATACTATTATTTCCTGTTCTGTTTTTGTAATATACCAAGTAGCGTTTGTATATCTTGTGCCAGACGAGATTGGTAAAACTCTGTGATCTGTTTTATTACCATCAAACAAAACTATTTTACCTTTTTCAGGTTTTATAAATTTGTTTCCAACCACTGTATGACCTCCTTCATATTCGTCATTTAAATATAAGATTGATGTAAAAGTATGATAATCAAAATCTTTATGCTCTTCTTGATACTCACCTTTAGGCCATCTCACTATTTGTGAATAATTAACAAAAGTGTTTTTAACTTTACTATCTACAAAAAAATTTAATTTTTTTAACAAAAATTTAAAGGACCAGTTTCCTTGATAAGATTGCATTTCACAAGAAATAATAGAGGTGTTTCTATGTTTAAAATCATGTGGGTTGTTGTTATGGTGTTTTATAAAATAATCACACAAATCATTGCTTATAAAATTACTTTGCTCTACCAACATCACGCACTGTACCAAAAATGAGTAATAGTATATCTACCAAAACCCATTTCTTTTGGCAATTTTTTAAATTTTACTGGAGATACCTCGTGTAAACAATAACACGGAAACATAAACATCCTGTTATGTTTTAAATTTA